TTGTTCCTGGAGCAATATTAGAGGCAGCGACTGTAGCTGGAGCGATCTGTGTAGTTGTAATAGTTCCAGGTGCTATGTTACTAGCTGCAACAGTAGCCGGTGCAATGTCACTAGACGCAACAGTAGCTGGTGCAATTTTTGCAGACGTAACTGCGTCTGCAGCTAAGTTAACTGTATCAACTGCTCCAGGCGCAATGTCTGCGCTTGTTAGCGGTGTATCTGTTGGTGTTCTGCCTACATATCCCATTTATAACTCCTTACGAACTAATTGCATCTACCGCTGATACCCAAACATCACAAGAACTTGCAGTGTCAGAAACTACTTTTAAAGCGTCTCCTGATTCTACCACAAATTTTGCTCCTCCATCTAAGACCTGTAAAGATCCGCCTGAAGGTATTGGCGCACTCTTCACAAGATAAATGTCGTTAGAACTATCATTAATATAACAGTCTACACTTATTGTGTTTCCTGTAACATTAGCGAGTGATATTCCAACAACAGTATCAAATGAATTAGCAGTAAATATCGTAGCAGGGGATGTCCCTACCGCGTTGCTTGTGTATCTACGAAAATTTTGTGCCATATTACTCCTTTTATTATAATGCTATTGCCATTGCAATTGCAAATCCTGCGCTTGCCGCTCCTACCGGCGTTCCATCTGCATCAAGAAAAACTGATTTACTAGCTGGTAATGTACAAAATACATCTTTAGTTCCAGCAGAAAAATCAACAGCTGAATCTGAATTAGAACTGGAGATAACTGTAGTTCTAGTTAGATTTGCACTTGACCCATCTAATGTTCCAAGTCCAACTTCAAACTCACTTGTACCTTGATTAAAGATACAATAGTAAGTCGTGTTGCTGTTTCCTATGCCTTGCGCAAAAGTTTCAAAACCTTGTACTGCTGCTCCAAGTGCAAATGCACCTGTGCCAGTAGTTGTGCTTGTTACTTTTACTCTATCGTTTATTACTAACGCCATTTAATATCCTTATGATGTTATACTTATAATCGCATTACTTGGTGTAGTCGGATCAGGATACGAAATTGTAAAAGTTCCGTTTGTCGCTGTCTTGTTACCACCAAAATCTAAAACTACACATAATTTATCAGAAGCACTTGTATTATAAATAGCTGCAAATGCTGCTGTAAAAGTTGCACTTGCAAAAGTAGTATCTGCAAAGTCAATTGCAGTCGTAGCTGTTGTAGCTGTAACTGTTTGACTTGTTAATGCTTTACCTCCTGCTGGATAGTTACTACTACCTGCAGAACTTACTTCATTATTACTTGTTCCTAATAATGCAACCGTTGATGATGTTGAGTATGGATTAGATGTGTACAACGCTATTTTAAAAGAGTCACCACCAGAACTAAAATTATGCGTTCCTGATGCTAGTTCACCTTTAAAACTGAATGGTACTATGTTTGCCATGTATTATCTCCTTATTTATTGCTTGATGGATTTTTGGATTCTAAAACGGTACGAATAACTCCATCTGCATATTCGTCTCGGCGTCTTCGACCTTGTTGTTCGATCGCATACGATAGTAAAGCTTTTTCATAAGCTTGTGAGTAGTATTGTAACATATCTGCAGGTCCTTTCAAGTACCCATATGCGTTTACTAAACAAGCGTATAAAAGTAAATCTTGATATTTGTTTGATAGATAAGTGCCTGTAGCACTTACAGAAGCATCAGTCAGACTCGTTGGCTCCTTATTGTAAGCTAGTGTGATTTCATAAGTTCTATCTGGCGTTGGTGCTAATACCCAAAAGTTCTCATCCCAGTTAGCGTAATATTTAGGTATATCAACAGCTGAAGTTCCAGGCGTAGAGTAATACTCAGCTATAAAACTAGTATCTCTTTGTTCTAGATAATATTGATTATTATCAGAATCTTTTAATTGAACATATCTAATTAATCTTAAATCAGCAGGAATAGTTACATATCTATTTCCAACAATGCAATTAGAAGTCGCGTAGTGTCTATCTTGATCAGAGTCAACTTCTCTATAAATTTTATTTTCTGCGTTTTTAATTAAAGTGTTTAAAACAGAAGAAGTAAATACGTTACTTCCAACTTCTGTGTAGCCTTTAATATCATCTTGTAAATTTGTAAGTGTGTATGCCATTATGCGTTTACTACCTCTAATGTTACTGGCCCAGCAGAACAATTTTCTCCACCGCCTGATACACCCCCTGATGTAGCAGTGCTAGTGCTGGTTATATAAAAATAATTTATTGGATCTGTTAAAGGATCTGATGTTGTTGCACCTGTAACAGTTCCGGAAGAATCTATTTGACCTAACGCAATTGTAAATCCACTTGCATTATTTAAGTCACTTACATTATCAAATGTAGGAATATTTAAAAATTGTTGTAGGTTTCTTAACTCAACTTGTGCAGCTTGATCAGCACCACCTGGTCCTGTAGAAGTTACGACAGGTGCGCCTCTAAATCTTACAACTGATCCTGCAGCTCTTTGATGGTCTTCTGAAAAAACATTTACATAAGTTGTTCCACCATACTTAACCGTTGTAAACGGATTGTTATCTAAAAGTATTAAACTTTTTTTAGATGCAGGTTGTGGTCTTGGATTGTATAAAGCTTGTGGATCAGAGCCCGCTGGTTTAGGTTCAAGTTGTGGTTGCTTTGGTTCGTATTCTGATTTGTGAACTAAAGAACCATTCCACTCTCTAACCATTTCTGTATATGGATATGCCATACCAGATCTATCTGATATTGCTAATGATCTTTTTCCTGACGCGTACTTACCCATTATACTCCATCTCCATAAAATGTTTGTGGTGAAATAAAGCTAGATGTTCCTTGATTATCTGCATCAAGTGCTCTTAACATTTCACTTTCATAAATTCTTTCAAGTTCTGGTGTTCTCTCTGGAGATACTTTCATACTTAAATAGTATGCAAGACCAGACATCATGCAAGGATAAAATCTGTTAACCACATCTGATGTAAAATTATATGCACCAGCATCTTGTATTCTAGCTAAATAATAAAAACAAAATTGAAAGTTACTTGGCGTTGTAGAGTCTGATACACTAGAGCTTGGTGTTGTATATAAAAATATACTTGGATTTAATTTTCTCTCTACATAATATTGTGAAGGTGTGCCTTTTGCTAATTTATTTGGTGTTTGTGAATATTGAGATCTATCTATTTTAGTTAATGCAATATCTTGTGGTGCTGTGGCATCAGAATTATTTCTATAATAAGCCTCTAAAACTTGATCTATGTCTTCTGGAAAGTTAGTAGAGTCAGATGCAAAGTTATATTCTGCTTGACCTTCTACTAAAGGAACTTTTGCTAGTTTAATTTTCCAAAGATGAACTCCTCTGTTACCCCATTCTGAAAACAATATATTTAATGATCTTCTTGCTGATCTTAATTGATATCCTGTTCTTGTGCCTAACACTCCAGTTCTTGCATATGCTTCTTCAATAATGTCATCAATTTGTGGATTAAATTCTGTTTCACCAGAAGTTGGTGCAATAGTTTGAGCAGCGTTACCCATACCAGAGTGAGCTGTACAGTAGTAAAATAATACAGGTGCACCTGTTTTTTTAACTGGCGCCACAACAATTGTTGTGTTAGCTCCAGCATTTCCAGGCACTCCCGTTGTAGTCACACCAGTTGTATAAGGTGCAGCTGGATCATTATTTGGATTCGTAGAAAAAGCTAATTGGTGTGTGCCGTTTGTACCGTCAGATTGATCAAATATATAAGTGTTACCTTCTTGTAAATACAAGACAGGAGCTAACTCACCGTTAATATAATATCTATTACCGGTTCCATACTGGGTTGTCCCCGTTGCTACGGTTACTGTGTAAGTTATAGTAGCCATTTAAACTCCTAGCCGTGTAGTAACGTTACAGAAGTAGCTGTTGTTACAATCTCAAACTTCAAAGCTGTAGATGCTCTAAAACCTGTTCCTGGAAACTGCATGTATGTAGTTGAACCTGGACCATTAGTTGTGTTTGTAGCTGGAATTAAAAATTCAGCTAACACAGTTGAGTCATCTTTTATCTTAACTGTAGTTGCGGCTTGACCACCTTCTTTAGATACGTAAAGACCTAAAGCTCTGCCAGGTCCTGCTGTACCTCCTGCATCGTGAACTGCAACGCCTGAAGCTGTTGTCGATTTTATATCTACTGGATATGTACTCATTAATTTTTCTCCTATTAAATTATGTGTGGGCCGAAGCCCACACTAAATTAGTTATTAAAACGCAGTTAAATTATTA